AGGCTTTATAATCAATAAGTTATGTTAGCATGTACTTTAATAAAAGGATGTGGTAGTATATTAGGTATGATAAGACAAATATTACTTTATAAAACAGATAAGATCTCGGTCTATTGCACCCCAGCAGTAAGACGCTTATCACCTCGCAGGCTTACTACGTTTGTAAAGCAATGTATTGCTGCTGAAAAGACCCTCATCAAAAGTATATCTAATAAGTATCCCAAAAAATCAAAGGATGTTAAGTATACATTCTTGTTTAAGAACTATAAAACTGATGAGATGTTAGGTTCATGTGACCAAGAATATGATGACGACATCATGATCGAACTTAACGCTAAGAATACATCTAACTTATGTAAGACTATAGCACATGAGTTAGTTCACGCCAGGCAATTTATATCTGGTCAATTGAAATATAATGTTAGGATCCAATACCTTACGTATGAAAACGATAATCATAGATACATATATCGTAGACAGCCATGGGAACTTGAAGCCTATAAACTTGAGCAAAAAGGTGCACTTAAGATTAAGAAGTGGTTAATGGAACATCCACGCTTCTTACCTAAAATTGAAGATGAATATATTTTACCTAGATACTGATCCTAAAAAAGCAGCAGAATACCACGTAGATAAACACTGTGTCAAGATGATATTAGAATCTTGTCAACTGTTATGTACTGCACACCGAATATTAGATGGAGATCAATTTATCGGTAAGACTGCAACTGGTCGTAATATCAAACGCTGGTTATTATCTGACGAACGAAATGAAACATTGTATACTGCTACACATGTTAATCACCCATCTGCAGTATGGTGTAGAAGTGGATCAGAAAACTATATGTGGTTGTGGGTATTACTAAACGAACTATGCAAGGAATATACATATCGTTATGGTAAGGTTCATAAGTGTGAATCATCAGGTCTTGTAGCAAGACTAAAACAAATGCCTAATAATATAGCTAGCGGTCATTTTACAGATCCAACACCAGCAATGCCAGATCAATATAAAGTAAAAGGTGATGGTGTACAGTCATACCGTAACTATTATAACGGCGAGAAACAAAGAATGTTCTCTTGGAAGAAAAGGCAAGTCCCAGGGTTTATAAATAAAACTACAGAGGAAAATTATGCCAACATATGATTTTAGAAACAAAGATACTGGTGAAGTATTTGAGAGAGTTATGAGTATCGCTGCAAAGGCAGAGTTCCTCGAAGCTAACCCAAATATTGAACCATTAATTACTGGTCTCACACCACTTATTGATCCAGTTAGATTAGGTATCCATAAAGCCGATAACGGATTTAAAGAAGTATTACAACGCATCCATGAGAAAACTCCTGGAAGCACACTAAATAAAACAAGTAAATATATTTAAATATGGGTCTTGCTGAACCCCATAGCAATATAAGTTCAGCTGTTAATAAAGGAGAAACACATGTTAACAAACATTATCGTATTTTTAGTTGGTGCTCATTTGGGTGCAAAATACCCACAAAAAGCAACACTAATCGTTGACACAGCTGTATCTTTTGCAAAAGCAGTATGGGCAAAAGTAGCAGGATTAGTGGCTAAAAAATAATGGCTTTCGAATTCGATTTTACTGAGCAAAAACTAGGCAAGATTCTCACGCGTAATAAGAACGTTCACGCGTGGTATGAAGCGATGGCTGTACAGTTACCTCAATTTGAAGTAACTACTGCAAAACGCGTTGCCGCTTTTGTAGCTCAGTGTGCTCATGAATCCGCGGACTTCACGACTCTACAAGAAAACTTAAACTACTCTGCTGAAGCATTAAACAAACTATTTGGTAAGTATTTTGCTGCAGCTGGTAGAGATGCCGCTCCATATCATCGTAAACCTGAAATGATCGCTAATGTAATATATGCGAATCGTATGGGTAACGGAGATACTGCAAGCGGTGACGGTTATAAATTTAGAGGACGTGGTCCAATTCAACTAACAGGTAAGGCTAACTATCAAGCGTTTGCTACGGACTTCTTTGAAGATCCTGAAACCGTGATAAATGATCCTGACCTCGTGACAGATGATGTACCAACTTCCTTATATTCAGCGCTTTGGTTTTGGAATAAAAACAAAATCAATAAGTACGCTGATGCAAGTGACATCAAAGGGATGACAAAGGTTATCAATGGTGGATATATTGGTTTAGAAGACCGTATCAAACATTATAACCATGCTATTGAAGTCCTCGAAGCTTAATTGTACTTTAATTAAGTCCTGATGTATAATAAGAAAGTAGCGGTACTATGTAATGGTCCCAGTCGGTCAGCCTATGATCCCAATAAAGAATATGCATACCGCATAGGTTGCAACATTCCTTGGACTAAGGTTGACTGCACTGTGATACTAGATCCACAGTTAGTTAAAGTATTAGTCAAAGATATAACACTTATAGATTGTGATGTATACTTTAGTCAAGCTGCACAAGATTATGTTGAAGAAGTAGGAGCAGTATCATTGTTTAAGAGTTTAGGCATTATACAAAAGACTCGTAAAGGTTTATCAAGTGGTAACCTAGCATGTCTTAAAGCAGTAGAGCTTGGTTATACTGATATAGATATATACGGAGCCGATGCGATGACTACTAATGATATACGTAGTAATAACGTTAGTAAGAGTTATACAAGAAACTTCTTAGACTCAGATAGTATGAACATGTCTCCAGATTGGAGAACGAATTTTAATAAGATGATTAAAGATCATCCTAATGTGAAGTTTAATTTTATTGAAAGGAATGGCAATGTTAGAACATTATAAGAAAGAATTAATAGCGATAGCTGTAGTATTTGGTTTACTAAGTTATACAATACATGTGTGTGCTGCAACAATCATGATGCAACCTTCAGTAATTAAAGTTGCAGAACTAGCTAAAGCAAAACCGACACCAGCTAAGAAAGCAGAACCTGCAAAAGCTACAAAGAAAGAAGCTGTAAAGCCTGCTGAACCAAAGAAAGATCCTAACCGTAAAAAACCTACGCTTAAGAAAAAGTACGCAGATAAAAAATAATTGAAGAACTTTATACATCATGAGTTTCCAGTGTTGCAACGAATTGATTCAGAACAGGGTCGAGTATATCAAACCCCATCTGGAGATAAATATCCTAGTGTAACACAAGTAACAGGTCTCTTAAACAAACAATTCATCGTCGAATGGCGTAAAAGAGTTGGAGAAGAAGAGGCAAATAGAGTATCAACACTGGCTTCCGGTAGAGGTACTCGTATCCATGGACTATGTGAGGACTTCCTATTAGGAAATCCAACTCAAGCCGACATGTTCGACGTTGAGATGTGGAATGGTTTAAGACCAGTCGTGGATAAGATAGACAATATACATGCTCTAGAGAGCAAGTTATATTCCGATAAACTACAATTGGCAGGAACTGTTGACTGTATCGGTGAGTTTGATGGACTACTTAGTGTCATTGACTTTAAGACATCCAAAAGACCTAAAGATATTAAGAATATAGATAATTATTTTATACAGGCAACTGCTTATTCAGTTATGTTCGAAGAACTTACAGGAATTAAAGTTCTAGACTTAACGATAATCATAGGAGTAGACGATGCAAAACCACAAATCTTCCAACAGAAGCGCAAGGGCTTCATCCATCAATTAGTTGATCTTCGTCAACAATTTAAAAAATTAAATTTACTTTAATTAACAACTAAAGTATAATACTACTAAGCGCATAAAAAGCTAAGTACTAATCGTAAGGAGAATATCCCCATGAGAAAGACTTTCGCCGCAATATTGGCTACATGTTACCTGTGTTATTTTAACATAGCACAAACACAAACATTACATAAAGAAATAAAACCACCAAAGAAATTAACTAAGGTGGAGAAACAACAAGTAGAGTGTCTAGCTCAAAATGTGTATTACGAGGCTGGATACGAATCTACTAAAGGACAGATCGCTGTCGCACTGGTCACACTTAACAGAGTACACTCTGGATTGTATCCAAAATCTATATGTGGTACTATGAAACAAAAGACAGAGGATACATGTCAATTTAGTTGGTACTGTGATGACTATAAACGAATTAAAGCAACATCTTACAGGTATACTACACGAGAGAAAGAAGTATTCGCTCATGCAAGGTCTGTAGCGTTATATACATATCTAAACTATAAGAACATGCAAGATGTTACGAAAGGTGCTTTATTCTTTCATACAAAGGAAGTAAATCCAGCATGGAGAAATGTAAGAGTAACAACAACTATTGGAAATCATATATTTTATAAAAGAAAGGCTTGATCGTGACACAACTTGCAAATGAAAATCCAGCTAATATATTTAGCGGACTACTTAATAATGTACATATTAATACGATCGAGTCTG